GGCTACCAGAACACAGCCAATGGATTTCAGGCACTCTTCTACAACACCACAGGCTCCCAGAACACAGCCAATGGATTTCAGGCACTCTTCTACAACACCACAGGCTACCAGAACACAGCCAATGGAACGTATGCACTCCACTACAACACCACAGGCTCCTACAACACAGCCAATGGATTTCAGGCACTCCACTCCAACACCACAGGCTCCCGGAACACAGCCAATGGATATGCTGCACTCTACTTAAACACCACAGGCAGTTACAACACAGCCAATGGATTTCAGGCACTCTTCTCCAACACCACAGGCTACCAGAACACAGCCAATGGAATGTATGCACTCTTCTACAACACCACAGGCTTCTACAACACAGCTAATGGAACTGCTGCACTCTACTCCAACACCACGGGCATAAATAACCTTTCATCTGGCTACTATTCAGGTATTGGAGCAGAGAATACCGCTGAGAAATCAGTAACAGATTCCTACATGACTTTCTTAGGTGCTTATGCTTCCAAACAGAATGCAGCAGAACTCACCAACGGAACAGCGGTAGGATATAACGCTAAAGTGTTACAGAGTAATCAGGTTGTTATAGGAAACAGTTCTGTAACATCAGTAAAGACCTATGGAACAATCACAGCTCCAACAGTAGCATTGAGTAATTTAACCGATGGGTATATCCCCTATCACATTTCAGATGCAAGCGGATTAGGGAACTCAATTATTCAAGTTTCTGGCACAGACGTTACCTTATTCTCTACTTTCAAAGGTGCTAACTCGGATGGATATAACTTATTCATTGGTGGTGGTGGTCAGTCAAGTGTGGGTGAGGTAGGGGCAAGTTATAAAGGCAGTTACAACACAGCCAATGGATATCAGGCACTCTTCTACAACACCACAGGCTACCAGAACACAGCCAATGGATCGTATGCACTCTTCTACAACACCACAGGCAACAACAACACAGCCAATGGAATGTATGCACTCTTCTCCAACACCACAGGCTACTACAACACAGCCAATGGATATGCTGCACTCTACTACAACACCACAGGCATAAATAACCTTTCATCTGGCTTTTATTCAGGTATAGGTGCAGAAAACGCAGCAGAGAAATCAGTAACAGACTCCTACATGACTTTTTTAGGTGCTTATGCTTCCAAACAGAACGAAGCAGAACTCACCAATGGAACAGCGATAGGTTATAACGCAAAGGTTCTTCAATCAAATCAGGTTGTTCTGGGAAATGATAACGTAACTACAACTTTATTGAAAGGTTCCGTAGGCATAGGAACAACCTCTATTACCTCTGGCTACCTGCTTGATGTTAATGGGGCGATATATGGCAGAAAAACCTTAGCATTAGGCAACGAAGCCTACATTCTCCCATCCACAGCAGGAACAGCAGGGCAATGTCTTGTGATGAAAACTCCTGTTGGAGATAAAGTGATGGAGTGGTTTACTGCTTACAATGCTTCTGACTCAACTAAATTTCCATGGATGTATTCAGGGGGCAAGGCGATACAAAGAGCAACCAAGCCTGTAATTATTTCTGATTCACTACGGGTAAACAGAACCATTGAATCCAGAGATTCTATTTCAACATGGAAAGGGGTTAAGGTATATCATTCCAATATTTATCTTGCTTATGGTGCTTCGATTACTTTCTTCCCTTGGGCGCATGGATGGGGAACTATTTCAATGTTTAGTCCTGCTGAGGGGGAGGGAGGTACATTTGCTCGTTTTCGCTTTGACCAATATGGGAAAATAACCCTGCTGTCTGACTGCACTTCTGATGTTATATTGGGTGATGTTGACAAGTATCTTGATTTGATAGGACAGGTGGGTACAAGTCAGATTAAGATTAAAAATGGCATGAGTGATTCAAACGGTCACATGATAATAGAAATTGTATATGCAATAGATGAGGCATTTTAATTATAAACCATAAAAACAAAAACAAACACTATGAAAAAATCAATTTTAATTTTAGGAATGCTGTTTATTGCAGCAATGGGATTTTCACAATCAGCTCTTGTTAAATCTTTTGAATGGAAAAGAGGGTTTACTGCTAACTACTGGGTGGCTATTCAGGTGACTTATGACAACGTGCAGAACACTACTAATGTTACTATGGGGTTGTTTAAAGATGCCTCCATGTATAATGCAGTAAAAGATAGTGCAAATGTAATGCAGGAGAACATCCTTTCTCGCAGGGATGGATTTTACCTTTCAGGGCATATTGATGAAACGGCTATTCCTGCTGCAATAAAGGCTTATACAGGTCCTTCTTACAATCGTCCTCCTATGGGAATGGGTAATAGTATTCCTAATTTTTTCTCTGATGCGGTGATTCAGTAAAATTAATTTGCTTTTGTAATAAAATATTCATTATATTTATAGCTCTAATTCTAATCTATAATTTTATGAAGAAATTTGCATTAATTTTATGTCTTTCATTATTCTCTATGGAGCTTATGGCTCAGAAAATTGATAGTGCTGCTATTGTTAAAGCAGGGATGTCAAAGTTGATAAAGGACTATTCTACTGTATGTTATAACGATAGTGCAAAGGTGAATGTTCGTTGGTACACAAAAGGATCTGACACTATTGCACAGGAAGCAGCTAAAGAACCTCCTAAGGGATACACTTATCTTGAGCAGAAGGAAATGATGTTACATAGACCTTTTCAGATTGATGGTTTCCTTATGTGGATTGTTGGCATTAAACCTCAACAGCCCAAAGAGTTGAAAAAATGAAAACCTACACAATAAAGGAAGGGCGACATTATTGTGAACCTACATTATTTGGGCTCCCTCTTCATTTTGCATTTAGTGATAGTGACATTACTTTTCGATTTAGATTAAATGCAAACTGCCTGTATGATGAAAGTAAAATTATTCCGGGATGGAATAAGTTATATGGCTTCTCATCTATAGGTATTCATTCTAACTCTGTACGCCTATCATGGATTGTAATTGGAGGAAGATTGGTTGTAGGGTATTATGCTTATATTGATGGTAGGAGATTTGATGGAGATTTGATGATAATACAACCTAATACATGGTATACAGGCTTTTGTAAAGCTGATGGGTTGAATTACATTATGGGGGTAGACGGTGTTTCTAAGGCACTCCCCGGAGGAAAGAAACCTATTATTGCATATAGGGCGTTTCCTTATTTTGGAGGAAATAGCACATCACCACAAACAATAACAATTGATATTGAAAAACTAAATTAACCATGACGGATTCAATTATTTTATCTGCAATCGGATCAGCTATCTTGCTATTACTCTCACTCGCTGGATTTTTTATCAAAAGATGGATGGACAAAACAGAAGTAGCGGAAGATCGGGCGATGACTCTTATCGAAAAGATGAACGTCACTTTACAGACACTCAATACCACGATGCTGGAAATAAATCACAACCTATTGTTGTATCAGGCAAAAGTGGATGCAACGATAGATAATATCAAGAGCAACATTAACGATCACAAAAACATCTATATACGTGAGAAGAAGGTGGTCGATAAGTTACTCAGCGAACACGATAACGATATACAGGATCACACGATAAGAATTAGCATTTTGGAAAAGACAAAATGATACTCATCGTAGATAATGACCTCGATTGGTTGTACACGGTTAGACTGTGGATGCAGTATGCTGGCATGGAATACAAGACGGTGGATAACGGGTATAGTGCGTTGGAATTAATGTATAAGGTAAGATTTGATCTCGTCATTTTGGATTTGTTTATGCCTGTGATGAGCGGAACCAAACTTTGTGAATATATCAGAAGCAAATACCCTGCCGTGAAAATAATTATAATGAGTGGTATGGACAATAACTCATTATGCGGGTTGAAGTCCTACTGTACATTTTATCATAAACCTTTGGAAGGTTCGGAATACTTAAAAATAATAAGGCATGAACTCGAAAAGAATATTGGTAGTTGATGATCAGGAGATGTGGTTGACGTTGGCGGAAAAGTTTTTAAGAAACGCTGGCTACGAGTGTGATACAGCCATAAACGGGCTGAAGGCGATTGAGCTATTACAGACCACAACGTATGACCTTATAGTTGTTGATCTGTATATGCCTGTCATGTCAGGGATAAAAACACATGATTACATCAGATCAAAATACGACACCCCTATTGTAATAATGTCATAGGCTTTAAACGAATACGTCAGGAATCTTCCTTTTAAGCTGGCGTATCAGAAGCCTCTGATGATGACCGATTTTGTAAAATTGATTGATAAAATACTCGATGAAATTAGTTCTTGAACGTGTATTTAAACAATGTTTATGAAAGGAATAAAAGTAGTACAAGCAGCAATAGGAGAACTCGGATATTCAGAAAGTCCGAAGGATAGTAATATGCAAAAGTATGGCTTCTGGTATAATATGAATGGGGTGGCTTGGTGTGCGATATTTGTTTCTTGGTGCTATAATCAGGCTGGAGTTTCCTTGGGATATATTGACAGTGATAGGGGAATGCACTACACACCTTCTGCATTAAATCATTTTAAACTAAATAACGAGGTAGTCACTAGCCCATTACCCGGAGATATCGTCTTCTTTGATTGGCAAGGCGATGGGAAAGTAGATCATGTAGGATTGTTTCTACAAGACTACGACAAGATATCATTCTTCTCTCTTGAAGGTAATACAGCCGTTGGTGACAATTCCAATGGTGGGCAGGTGATGCTTCGTTTAAGACGATATAAAAACACTATCTTTGTTCATCCGAAGGTATTAAATGGTTAAATATTCACTTAAAACAAAACAAAATGAGTACATTTTTAACATTAAACTGGAAAGATCTTGGTAAAGGTTTTCTGGTTGCAATTCTGGGAGCTTTATTGACTGGTGTTTATCAGGCATTACAGGCCGGAACTATTGCTTTTACATGGGTATTTTGGCAACCCATTGTCCTCACTGCTGCAACTGCAGGTATTGGGTACATCATTAAGAATTTCCTTACCAATTCACAGGATCAGTTTGCTAAGCCAGAAATCAAATGACCATTCGTGAAATCATATGGTTGGTTCTCATAGGTGCATTACTTACTGTATGCCTGTTTTTAGGCGTTCAGTCATGTTCCAAATCCAAGGTGATAGAAACTGTCACCTTGGAAAGGGACTCCTGCAGGAATGCCCCTAAGACCTCAGATACTGTGCATGACAGTATCCCTGTATATGATACTACATGGATCAGGTTAAAAGGAAAGACAGTGTATGTTCATGATACTATTGTAAAATGGTGTCAGTCTTTCTTTGACAGTACATATAAATTTACAACTAAAGGTGGAAATGGAAGAATACATTATCGTATTGATGTAAAGGATTGTCAGGCAAGTATCCAGTTTCCAGAGATAATGTCACCCAAAGAGATTATTACTATTACCAATCATATAGATACATGCATTGATAAGAAGCCTGCTTATATTTCTAAAAATCATCTTGGTATAGATGCTAATTTCGCATTTAGAAACTTTAAAGAGTTTCCCGGTGGAGGAGTAGATGTATGGTGGACATATAAAGACAAATGGGGATTAAAGGGAGGAGGAATGTATTTACCACAGGTGCAAACAGGATTTGCAATTATAGGGGTGAAAGTATTTATAAAATAATATTATACAATCAGCAATTAACTACATATGACCAGAAATTTGAAATTTGTAACAACCTGTCCAACAGATACTTACTTTTCTTGGCAGGTACATTTATGGCTTGAGAGTTTAAAAGCAATAGGGCACTCAAATAAAGCAGTGATAATTTTATTCAGTCCTCTTGGAAGATCTGTTAATCCTATATGGGAAAAGATTCATGAACTATATCCTGAAGCAGAATTTCATACTTATGTAGATGATGGAACAGTAAATCCCTTTATAGGTACATATATCCCTATCCTTCGCTTGTATTGTATGAAGAAATATTGTGAAGAATTTCCAGAGATTAATAAAGATGCTGTATTTTATTGTGATAGTGATATTCTCTTTACAGAAAGATTTAATATAGATCATCTACTGAATGATGAAATTATTTACTTGTCTGATACCAATAGTTATATAAATGCCAGCTATTTTGATAGTAAAATAAAAGATGTTCTTCCTGAGAAACTTGAAGATTATAAAAAGATAGATGTACTTGATGAGGCTGCTAAGATTATAGGAATCAACAGACAAATTTGTGAGAAGAACAATTTACATTCAGGAGGTACACAATATTTACTTAAGAATACAAATGCAGATTTTTGGGAAACTCTACTTAAGAAATGTATTCCTTTATTATTATATTTAAGAGATGTTAATAAACAATACTTTGCTAATGAAAATAAAGGTTACCAGTCATGGACCTGCGATATGTGGCTGGTACTGTGGGAGTTATGGAGAAGAGATCAAGAAACTAAAGTGGTAAAAGAGATGGAATTTTGTTGGTCCCCAGATCCCATTGAAAGATTACAAACAACTTCTATCTTTCATAATGCAGGAATAACTAATGAATTCATGGATGGTGTACCTTATTTCTATAAAGGGAAATACCATCTCGGGAGTAATCCATTAACAGATCCTCATCTACAAGTGGTGCTTAATAATGAGGAGTCTAAAAGAAAATGTACTTGGTTCTATGCTAATAAGCTCAATGAACTCGGTAAGAAATATCAAATTAATTACTAACAATCTAATATAAACAAGATGATACCCAACAAACGTGATCTTAAGGCTTTTGTCAGATTGGACAAATCTGGCAGAATCGTTGCTGGCTCTTTGGTTCTTCGTAAGAAGATGCCTAAGGCTGGCAAGTGGCAGGAAGTGCCAGCTTATGAATGTTGTGTTTTCACAACATCAACAACAACAACAACAATTAACTTGCGTCAATAATTATGTCAAATGATTATATGAGAACCGCATTAGCTTCTCCTTGTTATTATTGTGGATATCCTTCTAATGGAGTAGATCGAATAGATAATTCTATAGGACATATTATGACTAATTGTATTCCTTGTTGTCATACATGCAATGTTGCAAGAATGGATAACTTTAGTCATGAAGAAATGATAATTTTAGGTAAAACTATTAGAGAAATTAAGTTAAAAAGATAATTATGGCAACAACAACAACAACCACCACCACTGCTATCCCGAGGAAGAGTGGTAAAAAGGACATGAAGGCTTTTGTCAGATACGATGGACGAGGAGTAGCTGTTCCTAGTTCATTGATTTTGACAAGAAAGATGCCCAAAGTTGGAAAATGGATAGAAGTTGATGCTTATAAGTGTTGTCAACCAACTATTCCTATTACAACCACCACCACCACAACTACAGCAAGAGCTACCACTACCACTACAACCACTAATGTACCTGTTACCACTACCACTACAACCACTAATGTACCTGTTACCACTACCACTACAACCACTAATGTACCTGTTACCACTACAACCACTACCACTGCTTCAATTTATTATTACAATGTTCAAAAATATATATCTGCTGATGCATTTTGTACAGCAGGGAGCATTGTTGATGTCACCTCTAGTGCTCCTGCCATTATTGGTAAATTCTACGATTCCTTAGAAGTAGCAGGCGAGGTTATTGAAGTATTAGCAACAGCTGTTTCAGGTGGTGTAAATTATACAACAACATTTGAAGGAACTTATAGAGATAATTGCGTACCTTAAACTAATATAATATGGGACAATCAATTTTTCCTGAGAACATGCTGAACAAAGCAGTTCCTTCTGATATGACATTGGAAGGGATTGCTTCTAAGCTAACGTACTTTCATCTCCAACTCCATTTACTACATTGGCAAACAAATGGTTATGCCGAACATGTAGCAATGAACCTATATGACACTATTCATGATTTTACGGATAGCTATATAGAAAAATTGATGGGATATAGTGGAAGAAAAATTAAAGATCTTAAAATTCCATCTATAATATCCAATGCAAATGCATCCACCATTGTTAAAGACATTATTAGTTATTCGGAAGAATTAAGTAGATTTGCTAAAGCAAGTAATTACAGTGACTTAGATAATATGTCACAGGAATTATCTGGAAAGGCAGCACAAACTTTATTTTTACTGACTTTAACATGAGTTTGGATTATAGAAATATTGAGATAACAGAAGAAATATTTAATTCTCCAGAGTATACAGATTATAGAAAAGAGCAATTAAAGATTCTTCGTAATTGTGGTGTATATATTATAAATAATAAATTGAATGGACACAATTATATAGGAAGTAGTGTTAATATTAAGAAAAGATTTTCCACTCATAAGACCGATCTAAGAAAAAATAAACATCCTAATAGATATTTACAACATGCTTGGAACAAATATGGAGAAGAAAATTTTGAGTTTATTCATGTAGAGAATATATCATATCCTGATCAAATTCGTAAGAGAGAGATAAAGAATATAACTTTATTTGGAGGAGATTATAATCTTGCTAAAGTAAATGTCAATGGAAAATTCTGTTATACTCAAGAGACTAGGGATAAAATAAGTATAGCAACGAAAGGAAAAAAGAAAAAACCTATATCAGAGGAGACGAGAATTAATATGAGAAACGCTACTAAAAAAAGATATTTAAATGCAGAGTATCGTAGAAATCATTTATTAGCAAGACAAAAAATGAGAGGAAGTAACCATCAATATGCTAAGAAGGTATATCAATATAGTATTGATGGAATATTTATCAAAGAATGGGGTTATATAGGAGAAACAAGAGAGTTAGGAATAGATTCTGCTCAAGTTTCCATGTGTGTAAAGGGAAAACACAAAACAGCATTTGGATATAGATGGTATCCAGAATTTTTAGGTAAGAAAATTGAGCCAATTATATTAACTAATCAGCAAAAAAGTAAAATAAAGAATAAAACAATAAGAACAGAATGGAACTAATATATTTACTCACACTATCTTAATGGAAGTACATAGAAGAAACTTTCCTGAAATTTTACGTGATAATGATGATGTGTTCCTATCAAAATTAATAGGTATCGTAGAATCGGTTGATGAGTTATCTTCTATGGAAATAACAAATACAGGACACTCTTACAGCTTCCGAATAGCTCCAAGTATCCCTAGATATTTGGAGCTTATTCTTTATGAAGTACTTAAATTCTGCAACATGTTTGGTATAAGATTAGAGTTAGGAAAGAGTATGAAGGTGTCATCTACGGTTAATTTTGAAATAGTGCTTGACAACACTAATTAATTTTATTATATTTGCACACTAAATTAATTAGATGTATATGGCATACGATTCAAATAAACACTATTCGTGGAAATCTGATGAACAATTCATGATTTCAGGACAGGAATTTGGTCTTATTCTTAACACCATAAGAGCAATTCTCTCTACAGAACAAGCACAACATATTCTTCTTGCTGCAAGAACAGCTGATGTTCTTGAGAAATTAATGGAAAAGAATGTAGAAAGTGGTAAGGTGGTTGAAAAAGAACAACCTAAAACAGAATAATCATGACAGAAGATAAGAGGTGGATTCAGAAAGCAACGGCCTCTACGTTCAAAAAGATGAGTAAAAAGAAAAAATAACTATTTAAAATAATCATTATCATGGCGACAAAAAAGAAAGCTCAGTCTGGAGCAGATGTTGGGAGTACCAAAGTTAAACAAGATACTACTAGTACAACCAAAGTAAGAGATATCCCTGTAATTGGGGCTTTAGTTTCATCCCCTAAGAAGAAACTTGGTGGAAAAATTAAGCCTAAAATGAAATGTGGGGGTAAGACTAAAAAGAAAAAATAATGAAAAGTGGAAAGCCTAAGTTGGCCCCTAAGATAGCCCCTCCCTCTAGGAAGAAACCAAATTTCATGAATGAAAATGTGCACTCTGACAGTAGAAAGAGTCCAATGCAACCTCTGAAAAAGAAAAGACTATCTAAATAAGACAAGGAGCTTGTCATTATTCCATCCCGGAGAATGTTTAAGTTTATGATTGGCAAAGATAAATACTCCTGAGGAGTATTGTGAGGAGATTTGTTCTTCATAATATTCCTCTTTTGTGTTTATAAATATATCTTCTATTACAAGAACTCCTCCCGGTTTTAAGTGATTGTATACTCCCTTGATGACATTAATTTGATCAGGGAACTCGTGTGTGCTATCATCAATAATAACATCAAACATTAAATTCTTCATTCCTTCATCTATTGAAGAAATATCTTTAACATTCATTTTGACATAATTGATATTTAGCTTGTCAGAAATCGCATTTCTCAAGAAATTATCATCCCATTCATATCCCCATAATTCAGCATTAGGAAAATATTCTCTCCAGCACTTCATTGAATTATTATTGAGAATTCCAATTTCACCTAATACAATTTTATCATTCCTGACACGAGAGAACAATAAATCATAAATAGCAGTGTATGCATGTTTATGTAGAGAACTATCTTCATTATAGGGAGATTTGTCTGTAGGATATTTTATTCCTAGCTTACATAGATCTGTAATGGATTCAGAACTATCTATTGTAATACTGTTCAGTTTCATCTTAGTGAATTATAAATGGATAATACTTTTGGAATGAAGAGGGGATTCTTACTCTTCTTATAACACTCCTCTGCAAAAAGTCCATCCGCATTATATTTATCAATTTCCCATCGTGTATCTCCAATGCATTCTCTCTTTACAACAAAGTTATGACTGTCTATGTAATTCAATCTTACAACATCTCCCTTTAGACGAAGAGAGCCATCTTTATTGATTTGAGAGAAAGAGATGAAGTCGTTTTCAAACTTCTCTATCCTTCTCCATAGAAGATGATGTAATGTTGTGTCGTCATCATTGAAATAGACCCATCCATCATCTATGAGATCAAGGGCAAAATTACGTTGAGCATTCCCCACTTTACTATTTTCATCAGTGTGCAGATAATATTCGCACTTCTCCGGAAGATGCTTAGGAATACACATACCATCTATCACCACTATCCAACGAAAGTTCTCTTTTGGAATGTTTATACTCCGTTCTATGGCGGCAAGATTACCATATCTGACACAAGGGGTAATAATAGTTAGATACATAAGCGTTCTTTATTAAGTTTGGACCAAATTGCTTCAGGAAATCTTTCATCCAAATGATCAAGATAGTATTTCTCCTCCTCTGTAAGATTTTCATCATTAAGATACCAAGGAATATGCCTACATGCAAAATCTCCTCCTATTCTAACACTATCGTATCTATATCCTGCACTCTTGGCATCAAAGGAGAACGTCATATCTGTCACTCCATGGTACACATTCTCATCTTCAGTGGATCCCCAGCACACATTCTGATGAATCTTAATCTTCTCCTTAACTTCTCCCTCAGGAACATCATCAAGTCTTAGAACAAGACTCGCTTTTCTATTATATTTCTTATGCCAATACATAAGAATCTCCTGCCAATCTTTTGGCATATGGGGATTAAGTTCAAGATCAGCATCTGAGTAAATATAATAGTCTTCCTTACATTGAATAGAGTGGTAGGAATAGAAGAAGGTCCAACATCCTTTGTTTTCTCCCTGATAGATAATATTAACATCCCCCTTCACTTGTTTATACCATTCAAGCAAAGGGGGATATGTAGAGGCGTTGTCAATAATGTTTATTCTACTATCTTCATTTAGACGAAATATATCTTCTACCATTTTCTTTGTGGTGGAAAGTCTGTTCCAGTTTGTAAGATAGATAGGGTAATTCATTCCACTGTCACTTTACCGTGTTGAATATTTATGTTTTTCTCTTTATACTTCAAGAGATCTTTCTTAATTTCAGAGACATTTAAGTTCATGTGACGAGGATCTCCTATTCCCCCTTTATCACTAATGACAAATGCAAAATCCTTACATGCTACAATTTTATCTGGAGGATAGTAATGAAAGAAGGCATTGGAATATGCCTCATCGTGATTAGAAGGTTCGTAGTTCCATGCTAAGTCTACTCTTTGCCATTCTAACATAGTTTTGCAGAAGAACATCACCCATTCTTTAGACCCGCCCCAAAAAGCGCCATATGCGTAGCACTGAAATAGTTTAGTATCAAAAGGAACATATGCCTTACTTCTTGGGTTTCTCTCAAACCCTTTTACTTCTTTCATCCAATCCTGATCACCGTAATGTTGCCCAGCTACAGATTCTCCTAAGAACCATTCCTCTGTAAAAGGTTTATCTACATTGGTATCACTATCAAAATAATGGAGATAGTCAATCTCTTTATTTTCTAGTTTAAGAATAGAAGTAAATTTAAGATTCGTGCCTTCCACCCAATTGCTATTTGTGGTGTAAATCCACTCCACTTCATATTTCCTCTCCTCTGGAAGATATATCCTAACATCTTCGTTAGAGAAGCAGAAGAATTTAATCTTCTGCTCCCCTGTATAGAATTGCATAAACCTCTTAATAAATCTTGCCCCAAGTACAACATATGCATTTGTACAGAGCACTGCGATTCCAATTTTCATAATTCAACACAATAACTTCCTGACTGTAACTGAAATTGTCCTTGTAATCCATCATTTGAATATGTTACTTGTGGAAGAGGATTGTACCACGGCCACGTATAAGGATAATAAGGATATTCTTTAACAATAATGGGATTTTGCCAAGCTATTTGTGTATTTGTCTCCAGTTTGAATGTTTTCCATTCTCCGGGAAGAAGTCTATCCAAAGCATCAATCAACTCACCAAGATTTACTGATTCTTCAATCTTGATTGTCTTATTTGTGGTGTCAAGAACTATTTTCATGCTTTATCTGTTACTTTAGGATCATAAATAGGCTCGTTGTTCCAGACTATAGCAACGCTTAAAACATTAAGCATAACATACTTCTGTCCTTCAATTTCTACAAGACTTCCTTGTTGGATATCTTTGACAGGAACATATACAATGTCTCCTTTTTTAATATCCTCTACTAATTCGCCCACCATAAACACTTCAAGCTTATCAGATTTAGCATAGTATTCCTGTGCTATCTCCTCTTTCAACTTCTCATCAATAATCACCTTCAAATCCGGAGGTTGTGGAAGGATGAGTAAAATTCTCTGTCCTCGTAGTTTCATAATTCTATATTTGTTAGTTTATAAAAATTCTCAATATCTTGTTTATCAGTGATGTATATTTCTGATTGGAACACCTGCATCTCTCTTTTAATAGATGTAACCCTTCCTTGTTTATTCTTAATTTCCACCTCAACAGGACGCTCATGTAAATCATCAAGAAGAATAAGCAGTCTTCCATCATCAAGTGAAACTGATCTAATAATTTTGTCAATGGAGATACTATCTCTGTATTCTTTGTATTGTGCTTCTTTTCCCTCTATTTGAAGAGGAGAGAGTTCTTTCCTCGTATAGAAATATTGATTTCTCATATATTTAGTTTTAATTGTTTGTAAATTTAATTGTTTTTCCCTTTATACCATAAACTAATTTCTTTGGTTTATGAACTTTCTTTATTTTATGAATATCCTCATGACATCTTTTACAAAGCGTAATCAAATCTTTGTCTAGTGCTTCCCAAGGATATGTACCTGAATATTTAAGATGATGTACATTTAAGAGACCTACTGCTCCGCATTTGACACATTTATATCTATCTCTTGCCAGAATTTTGTTTCTTTTAAACTTCTAACGAGGACTCTTTAAACATTCCTTATACTCTTCCTTGGTCATTATCAACAATCTTTACATCCTAATTCAATAATTGCTTTCAATGCTTTATTTCTATGAGATGTGGATCCTTTGAATGCATATCTTGGATTAATTTGATACATTCCCTTTCCGTGAGTAGCTACAAGATTTGCTCCTTTTAATTCAGTAAGAGCATTTGCTACTGCACTTGTTGACATTCCTATTTTTTTAGCAATTAATGTTCTAGATCCACCACCTATTTCAAATGTTGTTTCAGAATCATAATTAGCCAATAAGTAAGCATATGTAGATTTTGCTGGATGAGATAAAGTAATAAAAATAGGAAGTACGTTTACATATAGTATCATAAACTCTTCCTTAGAGTTGGCAATATAACTATGCTTCTTTATATTCAAATCTACCAAAACTCCATCATTATCAAATATTCTATCTCTTTCCATAAGACTTGTTTTTAAATAGCTTTGTTCATATCTCAGAGGAGGTTGATATTTTTGAGATTTTCTACGTGGCATGATCAATAAAATTAAAATTCGTTCTACGAATATACGACATTATTCTAAATAATTTAGATAATTATAAAACTATTTTCTACACTTTCACAGGAGATATTCTATACAGGTAGAAGATGGAGTGGGAAAGTGTAGAATGGAAATAGGATATATTTGAAGTTAACGTATTAATCTTAAATTCTTTAACTTCAAATATATCCTATTTCTTATGTTAGTCTATCATACTCCTCATTAATCTTTTTTTAATCTACTCCAAACAACTTCTTAGTTTCCACAATCTTCTTTGCATAACTCCCGGGATAGAATCCTCTGGTCTTTAAATCATGGCAAGCAAGGTCTAAAAGTTCGATATTTTTCTCCTCATAAGTGAGTTCAGGATGGCTTTGTTTTTCGATTTTATGATCAAACATATAAGAACGAGGTTCACTGCCTAAATAGGCTCCACATATAACACAATAATGGGGCCTTTTGCTCCATATAAGTAAAAAGAGATCCTTCATCTTATCAATACTCTCCTGATCCACCACTTTCCCTTTCTTCTTCAAGGGAGTCCATTTAAGAGGTTTCCTCTTAAACCTGCTGAATAATGACCTCTTCAACATAGTCTGTCTTTTTAAGAGCATTAATCACCTTTCTCTTGATCTCTTCATACAATTCAGGGTTGTCATTCATTAGTTGTATAACGTTATCCATTCCCTGTCCTATTTTAGTCTCTCCATAATAAAAATAAGATGCTGCTTGTCTCATTATACCAAATTCAATAGCATAATCCATTACCTCTCTTTCCTTTGATATACCCACACCCCATTGAATCTGAAACTTTGCCTGTCCAAAAGGCTTTCCAATCTTACTCTTAACTACATCTACAGTAGTCTTATTTGCTTCATGCTCTTTATCTCCAATCTTCCATATTTTCCATCTGGCATCTGCATAAAACTTTATAGCGTTTCCCCCACTAGTAATTGTTGGATCTCCATAACCACCTATATTGGAACGTGTTTGGCTTATAATAAATAAGGTAGTTTTATGAATATTTAACAAACCTTTCACTTTCATACAGAATTTACTATTGTTCCTTGCTTGCAGACCTATAGTGCTATCTCCCATCTCTCCATCAATAATAGCCTTAGGACAGGCAGCAGTTTGACTATCTATTACAACACATGATACTATATCTTTTTCGATCAATGCTAATACCATATTATAACCTACTTCTTGAAAGTCAGGTTGATAGATCAATAAATCATCAGTATTTACACCTATAGCTTCTGCATATTTTTTGTCGAATGAATTTTCAAAGTCAAACATTGCTACTTTCTTCTCTGGAAAAGCTTTCTGATATTCAGCAATTTGATGTAAACACAAGGTACTTTTGCCACTTGAGTTTTCACCAAACAACTCTATCATCTTTCCAACAGCGGTGCCACCTATTTCCATGGCTTGATTTAGTTGTATGCTTCCTGTACTCACTATAGTAAGATCATTTATAGAAGCTCTTCCCATGCCATATTTCCTTTCGAGTTCAGCAAGAATTGCTTCATTTCCTATTTTTTCAATCTTTTGTTTTGCCATATAATTTTATTTATCAAAATAATCACTAGTAATTCCAATTCTTAACAATATTTTACGAACAATGTTTTGATATTTACTCTCCATCTTGTAATGTTCATAGAACTTCATCTTAGAATGTATAACACTCGCATGATCACGACATTTTCCATTTCTTCCTTGAAATCGCATAGCTATTCTAGTTTGAGTTTCATCTGTCAGTATTTTAGTAAGTGTTTGTAATATTTGTCTGGGCTCAAGATACGTTCTCTTCTGAGAAGAAGATGCTATTTCACTAAATGGGAGATTGAATTCACAACACACTGCATCCCGGATAATCTCAAAGGTTACCTTTTTACCTAAAATAACAATTCCGGGATATGCCCAATATGAAACTTGGTCATTACTCATTTTCGTTTCTTCATTTCAGGATAACGAACATTTTCAAAATTATCAGTATGTAAGACAAAACTAATCTCAAAACAATGTCCATTCCCATAAGCTTCAGCAAGTTTGGCCCTGCATATCTCTAATTCCTTCATATCCGGAACTATAATTTCAGTATCAAACTCACCCTTTACAAACACTTTAATAATTTTTATAGACATATTTTTAGTTTTTAGTTTAAGGACGAAAAAGGAGATGAATATAAGAAATCATCTCCAATTTTCGTTCCTGAATAATGTTAATTTTTAATAATAAGTTCATTAAAATGATTATCAATATACTCAACAGCAGCAAGCATTGCATAATGCTCAACATCTTTTCTGTTAAGAAAATCCTGAGAAGATGTGTCCAAACATTTTCCTTTTGGGCAAACATAATAATTGAATATAACCCTATCTGTTTCAGGAACTTGTGAAATCACAATCCCAATATATACATGAAGACTGTCAAATATTTCAAACAGTGCTGCAGGATTTTTATCAATAATATTGATTAGAAGCTCATCATTAGCTCCTCTTTCCTTTATTGCTTTTTTAAAATCCTCAGGAACATCATCTGTCTTCGACATGTTCTCAATTAGTTTGTTTGTGAACCATTCCTTGATAACAGTAGTTACATTTGGATAGGTTTCTAATAATTCTTTTCCTTTCATACAGTCTCCTTTTCTTTTTTCAAATATTGTTCTAACTTTTGTTCTGTTAATGTTTCATTTTCCTCATGATATCCTTCCCAATATTCAACATGCTCCATTAAATTAATGTCGAATTTATCTTCCCAGAAGTTCTTAAGATCATCTGTTTTCTTGAATATTCTCACCTGAAGAGAGATTTCGTCTCTCGACAAGCCATTTACCTTGATTTTTACTACCTTAGGAAATAAGGATTGAAATTCAGGAGAGGTCTTAGAATATTTAGATTCTCTGATTAGATTGAAATCACGACTAAATCTTGGATCCAGTTTATACACTACCACGACAAACCCACCTCTTTTATCATAATCCTCCAAAATATTATTGGCTCTTTCATATTCAGAGTCTAGAAATTCCCGAAATCTATCAATGTTCTTCGGACGGAAGAGAAGGTAACAAGCATCTTCAAAATGCTCTTCTTGAGAGTCATCCTTTGCATATCCATTCAAAAACTCATTAGCATGAAGAACATTTCTATCAATCCCAAGAGTGGGTACGAAGAAGATTGAACATATGGTTTTCTTAATCTCTCCCATATTCTATTTCTTATATAGTTTAACTTCCACTCTCGGAAAAGCTTTATCTGGAAAAACTTTTTCCCAATACATGGATATACTTTTTATTCTATCTGTTGAAATGTCCATTTGTTTTAATGTTTTTAAAATTGTCTTAAAATCCTTATCATAAGGATACATTAAATCCTTCATAACACTATCTATATCCATATTACAATTTCCTCCATACATTATACCTAAGTTCCTTATCAGAAATGAAGGTGTTGGGGTCATCTGTAAACAGACGAAAAGATACACTATTATAATTATAAATCAAATTATGACCTTTATCGTCTGTAATAATATCATTGTCCATAAGATTGATTATATCATCATATTCCACAACTATAGCAGGGATAGATGAAAGATTACGTCCAAATTCTTTCATATTCATTTTATTTTCTACAAACATCTCGCTTCCATCTTTTAATATGAAAACTATTCCTGTTAATTCTGTATCAGACTTTTTATATCCTAATTGTTCATTTTCATTTTTCATAATTAATATTTGTTAATTTATATTCTTCTTCAAACATAAATATATATCCTTTATAAGTATTTCTGAGTCCATTTAGAGTTCTCCACATACTTGCTCTAGAACCATCAATATATTTTGTAGCAGATTCCATATCTTTAAATTCATTTAATAGATTCATATTTGTATCATACATTAGTATATTTCTTTTATGATTTATTACTCTAATAGAATAATTCTTAGTAGGATTATATTCTCTTTCATATACAAAAACAAAACCTTTACAATGACATCTAATTTTTCTGGCAACAGAAGATACAGAAGCTGAATTTGTATTTATTTCTTTTCCAGCCTCTTTACAAGAATCAAAACGTTTGATAAATATTCCTGTTGAATCTAACATAACAACGGGAACATGTCTACATAACGAAGCTTTATCTACAGTAGATCGTAAAGATTTTCCTTTTCCATATGGATTAGTAGGTTGCATATTATATCCATATAAAGGGTTATGAGTTTGTAGGAGATTGCTCCAATAGTGTTCTTCTGAATATAAAAATTTCTTTTTACACTTTAATAATCTTTCATAAATAAAGTTTTCTTTTCCATATTTGTCATAGTCTTCTTGTAAATCTGGAATTCTATGTCTATGAAGTTTTAATTCAGAAAAATGAGCACTTTTTCTTTGATCTAAATCAGTAGTTTGACCAACATATATTTTATTATTAATCAAACAAGTTAGTGTATATATTCCAGATCTACCCATTCTGTAACTCCTTTATAAGAATAGTACGAATAAAAGAGGAGAGACTAAGTCCTAAAGACTTAGCTCTCTCCTGAAGTTGTTTCTTAAGCTCTAAAGAAACTCTAATTGTAATATCTTTTTCTTTTATCATAGTTGTATATTTTATACAACAAATATACAACAAATATTGATAGATTTTACAATTATTAAAATTATTTTCTCAATGGAACTACTCCATTCAATAAATAATTTTCTCTACTAATTCCCCACTGATTTTCAATTTGAGACCATTTCAAATCCTCAATAATTGAAGAAACTCCTTGATAATAAGTTCCTTTATATTCAAAGCCTTCTTTGGCATCCTTAAGATCATCAAAAGTAAGTTGATAAATAAGAGGATTATAATAGTTTGTACTATCACAAACTATAAATGCTAAAGGTTGTATAGAGTATCCGGGATAATTTATATCTCTATAATATTGAATTGCTTTATGATATACAAACGCTTGTATATAGCTTTTTCTATATAAGAAATATTCCTTAAAAAACCCCTCCACAGACCAAGTAGTTTTTAAATCATAGGGTCTAATTACCTTATTATGAGTATCTATGATACACTTATCTATCATACTCTTCATCATCAAATCATCAATCTTATATCCTTCAATCTGTAACTGATTGTGAATTATCCATCTCTCACTATTGACTAGATTAACAATATCCTTTGTTACAAAGTTTGTCTTCAATTCTTCAACAATCTTCTCTGCATTGGTGACATCCAAGGTAGTCACTACCGTGAGATTATTTGTTCTCACCTTAAGAATTTCGTTGAAATATATCTCCGCATCACTTCCTGCAAACTTTCCAATGACAGCTTCATATTTAATTTTAAATCCAGAAGCTACATACGCATCCTGAGAAATGTCTGCAAAATCACGCATAACAACGCCTTCTTCATTTGTTGCTTCTTTGGTATATTTATACAAAGCCTCAACGAACGAGAGCATTAATCCCGTTGGAGCAGATGCACAAGCAGACATATAGAAGCGGTTATCGAAAAATTCTGGTTCTAAAAGTAAGGTCTCCACGACAGTGCCAATCACCATCGCCTTTGTTTCCTCGTCTTCAATTTCCTCATTGAGCACCCACTTGCGATAATATTTTTTGCGGTTCTGTGCAAAATCCTTAAGCGAACTACTTGAATCTAAAGCAGTTGCACGATATTGAGATTCACTTGGTTTACTATTTCCTGTTATCATAATTATTTTAGTTTTTCATGAATATTAATTTCACTATCCCATTCTATTCCCTCTAAATGACTATCCAATACATGAATAGTTCCATCAGATTGAGTATTTCTCAGTGTAGTTATTACACGCATTTGTTGATCCTCATTACAAAGTATTTGTCTCACCTTGTTATCAGAGAATTTTCCAAATATGATAATGTTCTTAAGTGTTGGATTTTTCTTCTTCATTCTTTTTAGATTATTAACCTTCTCTATTTGATTCAAATATTCTTTCTAAATCATTCTCATTTATTCTATGAAATAAATAATCTTCATTACATTCTATCCAATTAATCATACCTATCATTCTTATTCTTCTCTTTTTAAAATCATGAAGAGGAGTTCCTCTAAAATCACAAAGAACAGAAGAAACTATTGTAGTAAGAATTGTGAAAATAGAGTAATCTTTCTCCATATATACAGGATTGCATAATTCCGCACCAGATTTATTTCTATTAGCAACTATGGAATACATAAATCCCTCACCATACTGTCTCTTATATAGAAAATGTTTTCTAGTTGGTCCATCTGGAAAATAATCAGAAAAGCGATCTTTATCTTCCATTTCTACTTCTCCTATATATATCCAAATTTTGTCCCATTTATTTTCATTCCCTTCTTCTCTATTTTTCATAAATAATCCTTTATTTTAGATTTTCTAAATACCTCTGCATAAACTTTGGCCCATGGTTCAATCTTATTATATCTATTTTTTAGAATATTATAAATAATTTTATCTAAAGATGATTCATACCACTCTTTATCAAAATAGATTAGTTCACAATTTTTTAGAAAATTATGTTTAATTTCTCTATTCTTGTTAAAGTCAGAAAGCTCTTTACATAATTCTAAATATCTGGATTCCTTTCCTATAAATGAAACATTACAATGTTCATCAAAAGCAATTAATACCAATGATTCTACATATTTATTTTTCTTCTTCATTTTCCATGGGTTTGTTATTTGGTTAATAACTCAATAGAATTTTCAATCTCATCTCCCCATACATCCCAACCTTCAGTTTGTTGACGAGCAAATAATTCTATTCTTGGAATATCTCCACATAATTGTACTATTCTTTTTCTAACCTCATCTGGTTTTTGTGAGTGTCTTTCAATTGGTGTATTTACTATTGAGTGAATACCAGCATTTATTCTTTTAGGACTACCTCTTGTTGCTAGCAAACATAGTTCTGCATTTGCTCTTGTCCACCTACCCATTCCCCAAAAGAAACTATTTGCCTTTTTATTATTCTTTACCCAAGTAAAAGCAACAGTTTTATATTCAAATCCCCAAGATTTAATCAAATCAAAAACCTCATTAAGTTTTGGCATCGTTACCCATAGAAATAATATACAGTCTTTATCACAGATTTCTTTAATGTCTATTTTTGCAATATCTATGATATTCATTACATTATACTTACAACCTGCTCCTCTATTACCTGCAAGTGCCTTGTCTCTATAGATCCAAGGAGGATCTGCATAAATTATTTTATATTTCTTCTTCATTTTCCGTGTTTTAATTTTCAACCATGTTCAAAGTTAGGTTCTCCTTCAAATTCTGTTGCTATATAAAGAGGGATAATTACTTCTTCCATATCTTCAGTTTTTTCATTCCATTTAAAGATAGTTTGTGTTCCTGTTTTAACAGGATCTTTAGCAGAAACGGTTCCCATTACTCCACAGTAATGATTATATCTTTCACAATATCTCTTCTTTCCTCTTAGCCACGCTTTCCATTGCTTTAAATATTCCTTCACAGAAACCACTAATACACAATCGAAATCTGAATCTTCATCGTTTTTAAAACCATGAGTTAAAAGATGAATATTCTTTCCAACCACTCCCAATATTTCTGTATTGGGGCATTCCAAGAAAATTGTTATTTCTTCCATATTATTTATCTTTTAAAAATATAATTTTGATAAGTTGATCCTCTTCTTAGATAAGTTCCTATTATGCCTCTAGGTATATTTAATTCCTCTTCAGCGGTTCGTATAGAAAAATAACAACCAATAAGAGACATTGATTTATCATATACACAAAGAGGAGAATGTTTAGGAGTTAAATCTTCTTCCTTATATACCCATTTGAAACCATTACAAGAATAACTTATTCCACAAAGGACGTTTCTAATTGCTGATCTGCATATTGATAATTCTTTTGCAGCTATAGCGGAACTGTCCCATTTCTTAATAAAATTGTTGTTTAAATCATATTGTAATACTTTAGTTTTATGTTTATTTAAAATAGTTTCATAAGAATCTATATTATTAGTTTTAAAATTTCTCCACATAAATCCTCCTACTTCATATCGCTTGAAACCTCTGATACAAAATGCTATATCTGAACAAAGAACATTGTTTTTTATAGCAGCTTCCATTATACTAGAATATTCTTCAATATATTCTCCATCTAACGAATATTTATAGGTTTTGATTCTTTTTTTCTCCGCATTTAATCTTGAAGCTTTTACAAGTTTTCTTTTTATTTCTTTATTACATGTGACTATATTAGCTAATTCTCCTGTTTTTTCTATTATCCTTCCATATTTACGAATTAAGTAAGTCTCTGCTTCTAAAGCTTCTCCTACAGTATCAAACTCACGTATTATATGTATCTTATAATCAGTTTCCTTGACTATTCTTTTCCATATAATATTTCTTTCCTTTTTTCTAAAAGCTCTTTTATAAGTCTGCTTACGAGTTCTTTTATTACTATATTTGGTACCAATTCCTACATAAAATATAGTATTTGTATCAAGTCTTACGTGGGTATATAAATAATATTCCATTGTGTCTATTTTGTCATAAAGATAAGACAAAATAATAACACTACCAAATTAATTATGGACCTTTTTATGACATTTTTTACACAAACAAATCCAACCATCTTCAGAAAAAAGTCTCTCTACAAATAAAGGAAGATCTGCTGAACAATTCAATTTACCAGCTTCTTGAGAATGATGTGCCTCAATACTACGCTGTGGAAACCAATTTTTACAATCATTGCATTGAAACTCCCACTTTAATCTTTTGTTAGAGGATTGAGAAGGTCTTCTTACAGCTTTAATAGCATCTTGTCTAGGTTTCCAAAATCTAGTTCTATTTCGCAATGTAGATCTGATCATTTGCCAAAAAGCAGATTCTGTCATTGTACCACCATTCCGTGTCCTAGGTACTCTGAACTTTTTAACTTTTCTTTTCATAATATAAAAATTAGGAGCTACAAAGATACACAGTGTAGCTCCTAATTTGTCCTATTGATTAACAATACGATTCTTAATAATCTCATTCATATCCCTTAAGGTATTAGCAATGTGCTTAATATCTACATTGGACATTTGAGGAATAGAGAAGGTATGTCTTTTCACTTCTTCCGTAAAGCTGGTATGAACATGCTGCTCAATATTAGCAAGACATTTCTCTTCAAAGATATCTCCAAGATTAGTGACATCAAAAGATTCATCATCAAGAATGTATTTGTCCTCTTCTGATAGAGTCATTGCAAAGAAGAATCTAGATACCCTAAGTTTACCCACTTCATTGAAAGGAACAGCAACTGCGTCCATTGGCGATATAATCATCAGAATATCAGTGTCTCCAAAACTACGGTAGTCGAATTGCTTACTAGCTGCATGGATCCCCATAGAACAATTACAGGTATTATCATCATCACACTCATTCCTTGGAATAGAAGCAATCTGCCCTACACGATAATCCATTTTATGTGTGTGGTCATCAGTATATCTATTCTCTTTCATATTAGGAAGCTCCTTATAGAGGGTGTCGAGATTTCCATATATGGATCCTTTAGAAGTACTGGTTACTTTATGCATTGAGTATTCACCATTTAACTCCTCAATCCTATAATCCTCAGGTTTCTTCTTCCATACAGCCTTAACATTATTATAAGCTGTACTAATCAAGTTGACAAGAGAACTGTTAAACTGATTGTTCACTTTATACACTCTACGATAGGCAAAGAAATTTCCATGCCTGTCAATCTTCATATTATGATGAGAGAGGAAGGTATATAAATCTTCTGCTGATTGTGAATTGGGGTTCAAACAAGCCTTAAGCCAGAACTTCTTTAATGACGTATATTCTACATCATTAATTACATTCTGCTCCCAATTAGGGTCTATATAACCGGGAGTAAGATGTCTTCCAATAATCTCACTAAACCTTTTCACCAATAAGGGAGGAAGACTCCTTTGGATACCATTCATATAGATGCATTCTTCAGCCATCTCAAAGTCAGGAAAATGAATAACAGTCTGTATATCATTTCCATTAGGTTCAGGAATCTCTATTTTATCCAAAACACCCTCTTTTTCCTCTTCACCTCGCATAATATCAATAATCTCATCTTCCGTGGAGCAGTTTCTTACATCATTGAAATCATCCACCGTTGCTTCTGATTTATTAATCACACTCCCATCATGAAAGATA